AGTGAATAAATACTTGGAGATTTTGAAAATCCACTAATTTTTTAGTATCTTCGACATCTTGTTTTTGTAATTTTGGTCGTCTCCAAAATTTTGGTGATCCTGTAAAAATCTGGACAGGTCTATTTTTGTTTTCAGGGTCATCGAAAAAATTAGTTAATGTAGGATAAAATGCCTTGGATTTTGAAATGTGTGTTCCTATTTCCATATTGTAGTGTTGTAGTGTTTGTTGTATTGAATATATTTATTTAAAAACTTAATAAATATGTTCAATTTTATTCTAGTATATAAAGAAAAAACAAATATAATATACAAAAGATGGGTTTAATGGTATCTAAATTTAAAAATAAAAAAAATGACAAAGGTCTTTTTTTACCTAAAAAAAAGACCTTTGATAAATTACAAAATATTAAATTTAAAAAATATAAATTAAATACTAAACCTATATCAGTTAAATTTATACCGTCTAATGGTGATACATCAAATAATAATATTATAAAATATTCTTATACATATAAAGGCGTTCCTGGTGGTTTTTACTTATAACCAAAAACGTCTTCGTCCCATTCTTCTTCTTCGCCAAGGTCTTCCGCCTGGAATAGGTCCTCTCCAAACAGGTCCTTGTCCCCAAAAAGGGACTGAGGGGTAGCTTGGTTGAGATACATAAACAATTTTTTCTTTTTGTCGTTTTTCTGGCTGCGATTCTTGTGTTTGTTGTGTAATTTGAATTAAAATATAAAATGTAGTAATTACTAAAGCAATTAAAATTATTTGAGTATAATCCATTATATAAATAATCGAGATAATAATTTTATCATGATTAATTATTGTTAATAAAATTTTACGCGCTTAACATATCTTTTACATTGGACGTTGTTGATTTTCAACACCTCTATAACGACGCCTCGGTTTTAATATACCTTGAATTGGTCCTTTATTCATAATACCTTGTTTCCAAAGATATACAGAATTTGCTGTAGATGGACTACGTATTATTTTTTGATTGTGATGTATTTCTGTAAATTTATTTAATATTGGTTGTTGTGACGTTCCGTGTGTTAACTGAAAAAGAAAATTTAAAGTGAAAATTATAAGAATTATAAGAATTAATTGCGTGTTATCCATGTATATAATTAATGAGATAATATAAATATTTAATACTTCACATAATTTATATAATTACTGTAAATCGTGGATTAACTACTTCTGTATTTACTATCTCTGTATTTACACTTTGATTTTTGCTAGGAAGAATACGTGCGACGCGTCTTTTAACTTTTAAAATATAACATTCTAAAATTCCCAATATAATAATTATTATGCAAGTTGCCAATAAAAGAATTGTAAATCCCATAAAAATAATTGTTGCTACATCCATATAAAAATATTTATGAATTATTTATTAAATATTTTTAATAAAATTAATTAGTTTTCCAGTATTCAATAAATTCTTCCCACGTAATAGTAGATGAGTTATCTTTATCAAATTCTTTAAAAAAATCTTGTAATTCAGCTGGAGATAATGAATTATTAAGAGCGATCGCTAATGTAGTCAACTCGTTTTTTTCAATAGTATTATTTTTGTTTTTATCAAATTGGTTAAATATTTGTTTGATTCTTTCTAATTCTTCTTTTGAAAACTTTATTGTTGGCATTTAATAATAAATATTAATTTATTATTAAATTGGTTTTTTTGTTATATAGTATAATTTATTATTTTAATTTATGGTTGTTTTCTAAATGAGTAAATCGTTGCTTGGCCCATCTATTTTTCCACCAATCAAATATTTCAATACACGTTTTTGCTTTTGTTATTGGATTTGGAACATTATTTCCACCATCACTTAATAAGTATTCTTTTGAATCTGGTGATGTATAACCAAAATATATTCCCTTTGGAGTCGATTTTAAGACGTCTTCGACGGGTATTTGTAATTTATTTAAACATTTTTTAAGTGCCCACATATTATTTTTATTTAATGAAGGAGTCAATAACTCATTTTCTTTCAAATGTTGTTTTGCGAATTCAAGTGCTTCTTGGGGTACATTTTTTAAACTATTTCCTTTTGTCATTCCTATGTATTTTATACATTTTAACCGGTCATATTGTACTGATTTTCCATACAACGACATAGTTGTTATGCCTAAAATATGAGTATTATATTTTTCATAATAAAATTCCAATACTTCTTTTGAAAACGCTAGAGTTGTTAATAATTTACCACCATTAAAGTTAAACCCAAATGGTTGTGTTGAAACACATGTCGTTATATTAACCAAATGATCCAATTTCTTAAGAGTAAATTGTTGATGTTTTTCCCAACCTATGAAATTATCACGAGCACCCAGAAATTTAATATCGCTTGAGAGGGATAAAATTCCTATATATTTATTACTTATTTCATCTTGGACCAATATATAAATCCTTTTACCAAATAAACAATGTCCTTTTTTTGTCTTAAAACTGCTTATTGTTTTTCGGTAATATTGCCATATTTCAAACAATTCTTTATTTTTAGAATCAACAAATACTAGTTTTATTTTCATATTCATTACATCGCCCATATTCCCTTTGAATATCAAATTTTCATAATATTCAATCGGGTTTGATAATTTTAATTGTGGAAATGTTGTGATTTTAATATTGTTTTTTGATAGAAGTGAAATTAATTTATTTTTAGGATTTGACTCATAATCCGGTCTTTTATTAAGAACACTGTTATTATAAATATTTTTTAGTTTTTGTTTAAATTGTAAAAGAGTAAGAGGTCCTTTTAATAAATTACAGGTTTTACAACATGGTACTATATTGTCTATTTCATAATGTAATTCGGAGTATATCCTATCTATACCATTAGCACCTTGGTTGAAACATCCACAATAATTACACGGATATGTTAAAATATTGGTGTATTCGGTTTCAGAAATATTTAATTTTATGTTACGCTTTGTACAACTCTTTTTATAAGAAACATATGAAGTATTTATTTTACTTTTAAAAAATAATAATTGCGGGTTTATGTATGAAAATGACTTTTTATACAACAATGGATTTTCTACTAAATTTAATTTTATAACCAAATGTGTTATAATATTAATAAATGTTTCAACAGTATGGTTTAATTTCATTTTATTACAAATACCACAACAAGTGGTTGTATTTTCTAAGGTATACCCCTTTTCGGAGTTTATTCTATCAATACCGTTTAACCCATTGTTTATACCGCAATATATACATTCATTTTTGAATAGTGAAATAGACTGTTCTTTTTCCAATGCCCATTCTATTTTTCTTCTTTTTGCTTCACCTCTATAAGTATTAAATTTTTCTTCATAAATAGTAAGTTTTGTTATTTTATTATTGTTTTTAGAATCTCGACATAAACCACAGTAAGATTTATCCTTGGTGGTTAATTCATTGAAACACCCTCTTACCCAATTTTTACAAATTTTTTTATTTTGCGCGACAAGTTCATTATATTGTTTGACTCTCTGATGTTTCATACAATAATCATCGTTTTCAAGTGCTCTGTAATTACATTGTTTCTTTTTATTTTTAGTTATAGCAACACATTTTTTTTGGTTAATGTATTTTTTTTTTGATGCTTTGCGACTCCTTTGTTGGCATTTTTCGCATGTTTTTTTGCCATCGGTCTTAACTAAGTTGCCTTTGCACTTAAATAAATTTTTACATCCCGAGCACTTTGTGAGATTTGGAATATCGTCGGGCGTGAACATGTTGTATACAGAATGTCGTTTGCAATAGTAGTCTGGTTTATTTGTTTTCCACGCACATGGAACACCTTTTTGATTTACCCATTCGCACTTTTTTTTATTTTTATTTCTTTTAATTGCCAATTTAACACTGTATTCTTTTAAATTAGAAATACATTTATCGCATTTTTTTACAGAATTACCTCATTTTTATAAGGTTTATCGCATCGATTACATCTTTTGATATTGTTTAATTCGCTTGGTTCAAATAAACCTTCGAATTTATGATGTAATTTACAGTAGTGTTTATTAGTAACAGCTTTTAATGTACATGTTTTTTTATTTGACTGAATCCATTTACATGTTTCCATTTTTAAAGGTATTGAAAGGTATTATAATAATATAAATTATAATATCTTTAAATCAATTTTAGCGTATACGCAACAAATTATAACGTAATAAGATTTAATTACTGTATGCCAAACCGCCCATACCGCTCATGACACGAAGGACATTGTAGTTGGTGGCATAGACACGGACCTTAGCGGTGTTATCGCCGCCAATCGCGTTGGTGGAAAGAACAAGCTGAAGAGTAGCGTTGTCAATACGAGACATGTTGCAAGTTCCAGATGGCTGGTGCTCTTCAGGGCGAAGGGCAAACGAGTAAACGTTAATGCCGGTGTCTGGGTTGCGAGTGTGGTGCTGGAAAGGCTGAACAAGGTCGAAGTAAGTTCCCTCACGTTCCGAGAAGCGATCCTGGCCGTTAAGCTGGAGCTTGGCGGTGACAACAGGGTTCTGTCCCCAACAGTGCATGGTCAAGGCGGACTCGGCAAGAACGAAAGCACCGGCATCAGAGACACCAGAGTCACCGTGGTCACTTACAGGGAAAGGTGCGGATAATCCGTTTGTGTCACAATCGTCACCCGTGACCGAAGTACCCCACTGGGATCCTGCTTCAGCATACGAGTCGGCTCCGGGGTCCTGGAACAAACCATTAGCATTGATGAATTCATTCGTACCCTGGACGGTTTCTGGTCCAGCGAAAGCACCGATAGATGGCAATAAGGCATCAAGGGCATCAGTGTAGTTGAATGGCTGAGCACCAAGGGCCATGTTAAGATTTGTCGCTTTAAGGAAAGACGAGCAGTAATCAACATTGGCGTCTGGCTGGACAACCCAAACAAGTTCCTTACAAGGGTGATTGAAATTCAACTTGATTTTGTTGGACGAGGAACCAACGGACTCATCACCAGTGAACTGAAGCTGCTCAATGAGGTACTCGTGTGGGTTCTGGGCCATGCGGCGACGCTCGTCGGTGTCAAGGAAGACGTAATCGACGTAAAGCGAAGCGGCGACAAGGGATTTCTGGTAGGAAACAGTGTCCTTAACAGAAGATCCATTGGTTTTACCGGTGGTAGCATTGGTAGCATCGGCGGTTAAGTTATTAACAGCGAAAAGAACCTCATCCGAAGGACGAAGCTCAAGGTTGATGCGGACTTCGTGGTATTGAAGGGCAATCAAAGGAAGAGCAAGTCCGGGGTTGCGGCAGAACCAGAACTGAAGTGGGATGTAAAGAGTGGTCTCAGGAAGAGCGTTGCGTGGGGCACAGACGGCGGCGGGGACGTCCATGGCAGCACAAGCCGAGTCAACATCAGCGAATTTAGGATCGGTAAGGTATGTAAGCTGAGTAGTCTGTCCAACCATTTTGTTGTAACCACGCTCCTGCTCGGCGGTTAAGGTAAGCTGGTTCCAGATGTGCATCCAGTCACCATACTGGCGGTCGATGCGCTGGCCACCAATCTCAACTTCAACCATTGAGATAAGCTGCTCACCAGGGTAGTCGAGCCAGCGAGCAAAGGTTTTGTCACAGTCATCGACGTCGCCACAGCAACCATCCTGGCCAATCTCGGGGAGAGTGACCTGAAGGTATGTGCGGTAGGCGAGATCACCATTTCTGGAGATCGTGCACTGGACTCTGCGGCCGAAATCGGCCTGTCCGTTAAAAGTTTGTTCAATTGATTCCATAGCAAAGTTAGTGTGACGGCGGTAGGTCACTTTCCAGAAAGTGATCTGTGGGTTACCTGTAAGATAGACATCTTGAGCTCCGTAAGCTACGAGTTGCATTAATCCTCCTCCCATTTTATAATATTGCTAAAGAAAATAATTTTTTCAAAAAACATTTAATTAATTAATTAAATGTTTTACTACAATCAATCAAAACTTAAATTATTAATGTCCAAATTCTCCTTCATGAAGCGTTTTAAATATTCATCTAAATAAACTTCTTTTTTACCCTCATGATTTTTTTTAAAAATATATAAGTTTTTATGTTTTTTTACACTCCATCCCTTCTCTAAAGAATTATAAACAAATGCCATTTTCTGTAGTGTAATTGGATCTATTTTAAAGTCTTGATTTTCATCAATTAATATATTTTCCATATAAAATTATCAAAGAAAAACAAAAAAAAATACAAACTAAGATAAATTTTAGATAAAAACTATATTTTTTATAAAATAAGTAATTAGTTTTTGATAAATTAATTATTAAATAAAACAACTATTATTATATAAAATGCCAAATTTTAAGCCTAAACCAAAAAAAAAAATTAATAAAAAAGGTAAATCTTCAGTAACTTTGGATGGCACACATAATGAAAAAATGAAATTATTTCATGATCAAAATACAAAAATTCTTCCAGAATTACAAAAAGAAAAAAAAAGATTAATAGAAAATATTAATAATGAAAAAAATATTACTAAAAGATTAGAAATGGAAGATAATTTAAAATTAATAAAAAAAAAAATAAAAAAAAAAAAAAAAGAAAAAAAAAACTATTTGTTAAAAAATTCTAAAAATATATTTAATTATTTTGAAAAAAAAAAAAATCAATCTGAAGGCAATAATAAAACAAAAATCTTACATAATTTTTTTAATAAAAGTAAAACTAAAAATAATGGTATTAAAAAAGAAGATTCGGATAAAACTGTCAATAATTATTTATCTAATTTAGATGTTAAATATTTAAATATGGAGAATTATACTTTAAAATATGAAACATGTCACTGTGGTGGAGAATTAATACCAATAGAGTGCGAAGGTGTTTCCGTATGTAAAAAATGTAGTGTCCAAAAAAAAATACTAATCGAAAATGAAAAACCATCTTATAAAGAACCACCTAAAGAAGTTTGTTTTTATGCTTATAAACGTATTAATCATTTTAGGGAAATATTAGCCCAATTTCAGGCAAAGGAAACTACAGTTATACCTGAAGAAGTTTTAAATAATATTAAAAATCAAATAAAAAAAGAGAGAATTACTGTTAAAAGTATGACAAATACAAAAGCTAAGGATATATTAAAAAAATTAGGATATAATAAATTCTATGAGCATATACCTTTTATTAAAGATAAACTAGGGATAAAACCACCTGTCATGAGCATTGAATTGGAAAATAAATTATGTAATTTGTTTATGGATATTCAAAAACCTTATTCGAAACATTGTCCAAACGGTAGAGTTAATTTTTTAAATTATTATTACGTTTTATATAAAATATGTGAATTATTGGGAGAGGAGAAGTTTTTGCCTTTTTTTCCAATGTTAAAAGACCCCGTTAAAAGAATAGAACAAGATGAGATATGGAAAAAAATATGCGGTGAGTTACACTGGGAGTTTGTTCCAACAATTTAATATTTAACTAATATATAAATAAATATTAAATATGGAGAATAAATGGAATTTAATGTTTTTAGTATTTCTAGTATTTTTAGTAATTTTTATAATTATGATATTTTCTTGTAAAAAAGAAAATTTTGAATCATCAAGTTTATTGTCTATGAAAACTTGTTATCCTACAGGAAGCGCTGATGTCGCGGATTGTTTTAAACAACCACAAAATATGAAAAATGTGGATGGAGTTTATATTACTGCGGCCAAAGTTGGAAAAAAAGCTTGTCCATGGGATAATGGTGGTGATCCAGCTTATTGGGATATTATTAAACAAAAAAAAAAAGAAACTAATATGAAAGTATGGGGGATATTGAATATGACAGGAAGCGATGACTTACCTTCATGGAAGGATATATCTAAATGTTTAAAAGGGACAAATAATCAGGGCGATTCTAGAAATAACTTATTTGATGGATTACTTATTGACGCTGAAAATTTAACACCTGAGCAATGTAGCAAAATATCAGATTTAAGTTATTTACAGATGCCAACATTGTCAACAGTTGGAAGTGGCACATGTCAAAACTATAGAAATCCCCAAGGACATGGTTATATAGCAATGTGTTATGACGGGGCTGAAAAAAAAGCACCATGTTCCAATTGTAGTGATAATAAACTGAAAGGTGTTAAAATAAATAAATTTATGTATTCAATTAATCAATGGCCAAACAAACCATGTTCTAATAAGCCGATAGATATATATGGATTATAATTATTCATATAATT